ATGATGATGACGATGACGATGACGATGACGATGACGATTGGGATGATGATACAAACAATGAAGATGACGATGATGACGATGATGACGATGATGATGACACTGGCGGCGATGACGGAGGAGGAGAAGAAGGCGATGATAGTGGGTTCAAGTTCACAGGCCCAGTAGGGGAAGCGGAATTTATCGGCCCATACCTCAAGACTCAAGCAGAGCTATCAAAACCGAAAAGAGTTAAACGAAAGACTTTATCACCACGGCGGGGCGTTGCTCTCAACCCGAACTATGTAACAACAACCGGCTTGAATATAGGAATTAGAAAGTGAACGAAGAAGACTTATCCATCAAAGCTAAATACGAACTGGCGGCGACCCACCGGCTTCCGTTTCTGGAACGAGCCAGAAAGTGCGCCGAACTGACCATTCCCACCCTCTACCCCAAAGAGGGTTCTAGCGTTTCGGCATCCTTCCCAACACCTTATCAGTCTTTGGGGGCAAGAGGGGTCAACCATCTCGCCGCCAAGCTTCTACTCACTCTGTTGCCACCAAACGCTCCCTTTTTCAAGCTCACACTGAACACTCAAGCTCGGTCTGAACTCGATCCTGAAACGACCAAGGGGGCAATTGACGAAGCAATGAACTCCGCAGAGCGTTCCGTGATGCGTGAGATTGAGAACAGTGCAACCAGAGTGCAAGCGTTTGAAGCCTTAAAGCATTTGATCGTAGCAGGGAACGTGCTTATGTGCTGGCCTGACCCGGATAAGGGGCGAATGCGGGTATACCCGTTAGACCGATACTGCGTATATAGGGACTTTGAGGGAAACGTCAGTGAGATTATTATTCGTGAAACCCTATCGCCTTTGATGCTCCCAGAGCAAGCAAAAGGATTGATCCCGAAAGAGTCCAATGTCTCCGATGACCCGGATCGTGAGATAGATTTGTTCACTTGCGTCAAGCATGAGGAAGAAGGGGGGTGGTCCGTCTATCAGGAAATCGAGGGGAACACTGTACCGGGATCACAGGGATTCTACCCAGAAGGCAAAACCCTTCCGTGGTTGCCACTAAGATATGACTTTGTAGATGGTGAGGACTACGGACGAGGACACATTGAGCAGTATTACGGCGACCTCAAGAGCTTGGAACAGCTTACCAAGGCGATTGTTGAGGGATCTGCCGCCGCATCTAAAGTTTTATTCTTGGTTTCTCCCAACGGGATGACCTCTGAGCAGGATCTTGCCGAAGTTCCAAACGGGGGGATTATTCCGGGCAATGCACAGGATGTAAGTGTGTTGCAGATGGAGAAGTTTAACGATTTTAAGATTGCAGACATTACCATTCAGAAAATATCGGAACGACTGAGCTATTCCTTCATGCTCAACTCTGCAATTCGGCGTGATGCCGAGCGTGTCACCGCAGAAGAAATCCGATTCATGGCGCAGGAACTGGAATCAAGTCTAGGAGGTGTGTTCTCCTTGCTCTCAACCAGTTTTCAGCTACCACTCGTCAGAATCATCTTGGACAAACTTGAGTCCAAAGGGGAACTTCCCCCACTTGATGATGAGACTGTTCGCCCTCAGATCGTTGCTGGCTTAGAAGGGCTAGGACGGAATGATGATCTGAACCGGCTGACCGAGTTCTTGAACGATATTAATCTTGTTTCACAATCGCAGGGTATTCAGGCCGAGATGAATCTTGGCGAGATTATCAAGCGTGTTGGTGCGGCAAGAGGGATTGAAATGAAGGGCATGGTCAAGACGGAAGAACAGAAACAAAAGGAGCAACAAGCATCTGAAGAAAGAAAGAAACAAGAACAGTTCTTTGAGCTTCTTAAAACGGCATCACCTGAAATCATTAAGCAGTTTGGCGGTCAATTCGGCGGCGAGCAGGGGATGGAAGGAATGATGCCTTCACCGAACCAACTAAGTTAATATGCCAGAAGTACAAACCACTCCGACACAAGCCCCTGAATCTCAGGATTATATCAATGAAATGGTCACAAAAGCTGATGACCAAGAGCAACCTCCTGAAAGGCTGGACGGGCAGATAGCACAACCAGAAAGGCCCGATTGGTTGCCAGAAAAATTTAAGAGTGCCGAGGATATGGCGAAAGCCTATTCGGAGCTTGAATCAAAAATGGGTTCCCAAACCCAACCAGACCCCCCAGAGGCCCCCGTACAAGAGCTTACCGAGCAACAGGCTACGGAGATGATGAGTGAAAAGGGGTTGGATTATCAAAAGTATCAAAAAGAGTTCTCAACTAATGGTGAACTCACTCAAGAGTCTTATAAAGAATTAGCTGAAAGCGGTCTTCCGAGGGAGATGGTGGACGGCTATATTAAGGGCCAGCAATCGCTGGTCGAACAGGCCCGTGAAGACGGCTTCAAAATTGCCGGTGGCGAAAAACAGTTCAACGCAATGATGGATTGGGCAGAAAAGAACCTCTCCCCTGCTGAGATTGAACAGTATAATTCTATGCTGACAAACGATGCGGAGAAGAATCGATTCGCCATGAGATCACTGGCGGCATTGTGGCGACAGAATAGCGGGCAAGCACCTAATTTAATTTCTGGAAAGCGTAACAGCAAAGCGGCTTCAAGCTTCCGTTCTTGGGAGCAAATCAGCGAGGCGATGCGAGATCCGAGGTATCAAAACGATCCTGCTTACCGCCAATCGGTTGAGCGCAAGGTTATGCGATCCAACCTACCGGGGTAATTCACTTCCAAGTTAACAAAAGCACAGTCTGACCCTCTGCGGAGAGATAATCTTATTGTAGCTGAGTGACCAAGGAAGGCGTTTTAATCCGTCTTTTAAATCACAAACCATAGGATTATTTATGGCTAATGCTACTGTATCACGTTTAGGACAAGCCCAAGCAACGGGTGATGTTCTAAGTCTCTTTTTGAAGGTCTTCAGTGGTGAGGTTCTTACCACGTTTGATGAACTAAACCTGATGAAGAATCTTCACATGACGAGGACTATTTCTTCAGGGAAGTCGGCACAATTTCCCGTTTTAGGGACCACAAGTGCCGAGTACCATTCTCCCGGCACAGAGATTGTTGGAACCGCTATCAAGCACACTGAAAGGATCGTGCATATTGATGGTCTTCTGATCTCTCATGTCTTCATTTCCAATCTGGATGAAGCAATCAATCATTACGATGTAAGGCAACCATACGCCCACCAGCTTGGTCAGGCTCTTGCGAACAAGTTCGACAAGAATTGTCTGATTCAGGTTCATAATGGTGGCGGTCAGACGGCTAACATCACAGGCGGGAAGCCTAGTGCGGCAAATGCGATAGCACTTGCGGCTGATGGTGATGACGTTGATGGCGATAAGCTCGCCGGTCATGTCATGACAATGGCTAGAATGATGGATCAGAATGATGTTCCAGAAAATGACCGATATGTGGTCTTTGATCCCATCCAATACTACAAGATCGTTGAAGGCACTAAAGCCCTCAATCGTGATTGGGGTGGTTCTGGTTCATTTGCAGAAGGTGAAGTTCTGAGGATTGCAGGAATTAACGTCCTGAAGTCCAATCATCTCCCACCTTTGTCTAATGTGACAAGCCATGACACAAACATGATTCAAACCAATAATAGTTATATTGGTGATTTCAGGAAGTGTCTTGCAGTCGGATTTCATAAATCAGCTATCGGAACAGTTCAGTTAATGGGCTTGAAGGTAGAATCTGAGTATGACATTCGCAGACAAGGGCATTTAATGGTGGCAAAGTTCGCTCTTGGAACGAACTGGCTCCGTCCTGAGTCATGTTATCAGATCAATTATGGCGCAAACCAAACAGCAAGAACCTAATCTTGCTTTTTAGGGGGCTTCGGCCCCCTTTACCCTCCTTACACACAATCAAATGCCTACAGTAGTCGAGAACCCTAAACTTGAAGCAGTTAATGTCATGCTTTCGGTTATCGGGGAGGCCCCGGTAAATAGCTTGAAGTCAGGTCTTGCAGATGCGGAAGCGGCAGAGAGGATCTTAAACCGGGTGAACAAGGAAGTGCAAACCGAGGGTTGGACTTTCAACACACTCAGGAAATACTCACTCATTCCTGATTCTACCAAGAAAATCATTCTTCCCTCCAACACACTGAAGCTAACGTGCGTTGATAGTTCTAGGGATTACCCTTTGGTGCAGAGGGGATTGCGACTTTATAACTACGAGAAACATAAATACACCATCGGGGATGACTACGATGAGGTGAAAGTGGACTTGGTTGAGGAAATTGACTTCAACGATGACCCCACTGAAGAAAACAACTCTCTCCCTGAATATGCCCGGCGATATATAGCCATCAGAGCATCAAGGGTGTTTATTGGGAGGTATCTGGGTTCACAGGAAATTTACGGCTTCAGTGAAAAAGATGAAGCATTGGCAAGGGTTGGGATGAAGCAGGCCGAGGGGCTTGTTGCCAAACGCAGTATATTCGACCACTTTCCCCGTGGGGAATACAACCTTCATGAAGCATATCACAGGCTAATCTAGTGGCTTTAATTAACGATAGTTTCCCTAATTTTGCTGACGGGGTTTCGCAACAACCTATGGTCTTGCGCCTTCCTACTCAGGGAGATGCTCAAGAAAATGCGATCAGCGACCCGGCACAGGGGTTAAGCAAACGACCATGCACAGAACATCTTGCCAAGATTGGTGATGTTACTACTGCCAACTCGTTTGGTACAACCATTATCCGTTCTGCGACAGAATCATATTTTCTACTTATTAGACCAAACCAACCTCCTACAATTTACGACACTTCTGATGGGTCGGTTGTTTCAGTAAACATCTCTGAACCTGATGATCACCCCATAACTACGCTTGTAAAAACTGTTGAGCCAGATCATCACGCTGTAATTACCACCCCATCAGCGCATGGATTAAGTGTAGGGGATAAAATACAAGTAAACTCTGCGGAAGTGACCAGTGGCACTAACTATTACAACGGAGAATTTATAACCATTTCTGGCACGACAGGGACAACCATCAAATACGAAATGGCAGGGTCTCCTTCTGTCAATGCTTCAGGTTCTCCAACTTATGCCAAGGTTTACACAAGTGGATCTGATTACAACAATGTTTGTGATTATGTAAAGGATTCAACCCCAGTAACCAACCTCCGCACTGTTTCAATTGCAGATGAAACCTTCATTCTCAATAAAACGAAACAAGTCGAGAAGTCCAGCACTGTCACCACCAACCGAGCTTTTTATGAAGCGGCAGTCTGGGTCAGGATTGGAGATTGGGGAACGACTTATACAATTACATTTCAGGGAGATAAAAAATTCACCCATTCTGTTAAAAGCACAGATGATTATGATGATGCCGACAGTATCAAAGAGTCTGATACCACGACCAAGGAAATCACAGCACAACTTGTAAAAGCCTTAAATAACAATACAACCCCGACATATTCTAATGGGGAGGTGAGTTTTACTGTCACCCATTCCGTTGATGGAGCCGTCAGTCCTGCGATCACCGCATACCATCGTGAAGAAGAAAGTGTCATTTACTTCAAGACCGCAAACCGAACCAACGACTTTGAAATAGAAGCAAAGGATTCCAAGGACTTTGGACACATGAGGGTCTTTAAGGAGAGAACCCCGAAATTTGCCAATCTCCCGACCAAAGGCCCGACTGCAATGAACGGGTTTGAGATCAAGGTCGCCGGTGATTTTACAAAGAACCAAGATGATTATTATGTGCGAGCCGTTTATAACGATTCCACCAAGGAAATCACCTACGAAGAATGTGCCAAAGATGCCACTACTCATCAGCTTGATGCGTCCACGTTGCCACGCAGATTGGTCAGGAATTCGGACGGATCTTATTCACTGAAATTAACGAATTGGGATGCCAGAAAAGTTGGTGATGATGAAACCAATCCCTACCCGGATTTTATTGACAACACCATAACCGAAATCTTTTATCACCAAGGCAGGCTTGGATTTTTAAGCGAAGAAACTCTATATCTCAGTGAAACTAATAAATCGACAAACTTCTGGCTGACGACTGTTCTCTCGGATCTTGACACTCAGGCGATCTCTCTCTCATCTGCTGGCTCTGAAATCAGCAATCTTGAATATGCTATTCCGCATAATGAGAATCTAATCCTGTTCGCCAAACTGCAACAGTTGGCACTTAGGTCCGAATCGGTTCTTACCACCAAGTCTGCGGCAATCAAAACTGTCACCACTTTTGAGACTTCGATAAAGTCGGCCCCTGCCAGTTCCGGGCGTTTCATATTCTTTTCAGAGAAGAAAGGAGGGCATACCGGCATTCGTGAATATTACGTTGACAGCACCACCAATACGATGGATGCCCAAGCAATCACGATGCACGTTAATAAATACATCCCCGGTGAAGCCACTCAGTTGTTAGCAAGCTCCAATGTGGATCTGCTTTTAGTCAAAACGGATGATGCTTCTTCAGAAGATGTGATCTTTGTTTACCGCTATACATGGGTAGGTTCTACCAAAGTGCAGGCATCATGGTCTAAGTGGAAATTTGACGGGAAAGTAAGGGCTATGGGCTTTGTCGAAGCAGATTTAATCTTGGTTATTGAAAGGACAGTAGGAGGGCAAGCCCGAAGTTATATCGAAAAGATGAATCTAGGTCGTGACAGTGCAGAAGCCGAGACAGATATGGAATCGGCAATCCTGTTGGACCGGCGGGTGAAGCTAACAAGCAACTCCGCATACACCAACTTCAACACCACTTATTATTTAGATGCGGGTTCCAGTAATGCGGATTTGATTTATGTTGATAAATTCGGAGATTCAAAAACAGCAACAGAAATAGCCGCAATGACCCTCTCTAGTAGCAACCCGTTGTGGGCAGGAACAAGGTATGACTTCCTTTATCGTTTCAGTGAGCCGGTGGTTCGTGTCCAAGAAGGGCAGGCCGCAACTACGGCAGGAAGAATCCAGCTTCGCACTATGTCCGTCAACTATGCCAATACCGGGTTTTTTAAGGTCATCATCAAACCACAGGGACATGATGTTACTGACGGGTCAACTGCCGTTAGAAGCACCAACACCCACACCATGAATGGAAGGCTTGTGTCACAGAAGGAAAACCAAACTGATAAATCACCTATTGTCTCAGGAACTTTCAGGTTCCCGGTTTACTCCGTTTCCACCGGCGTTCAGGTTGAAATTCAATCTGACAACCATCTGCCTTGCAGTTTCCAAGGTGGAGAGTGGGAAGCACAGTTTCATAGGCGCACAAGGAGGATCTGATGTGTGGATACGTTGGAGGTGCGCTTGCTTTAGCCAATATCTACGGGGCTGAACAGGACTATAAGTGGAATGTTGATGTCCAAAACCGCAAATACGAGCAGAGAAAGCGTGAGCTTGCCCATAAAGCAGAGATGGCGGGTAAAACTGCCGCATCCAAGATGCTTCGTTCCAAGCTGGAAGCCGAAAGAGAAAGGGAAAAGCTCAGTGAAGCGCAATTGGAGTTAATTATACAGTTGATGCAGGAGCAGTCTGCGGCTGATGCAGAAGCATTCGCCAAAGGGAAGAAGGGCCAGAGTGTAGATGCGACCAAACGCCAGTTAACGAGCGCAAACCTGAGAGAAATGACCAAAATCACGGACAGTTTTGAAGATTTACGGCTTTACCTGTCTCAGCAGATTTCAGACTCAACAGAAGAATGGAAGTATAACCTTGATTCAGTCGATATTGCCCTAGAAGGGGCCAAGCTTGAGAAAGAGGAAGCCATTGGTGATTACAATCTGGTCCGTGTGGGGCATCTGGTGTCACTGGCACAGGGATATATCACTGATAAGCAGTTGGGAGATGATTGGAAGATGCCAGATTGGTTTAAGGGGAAACCTAGTCCTACTCCACAACAGGATGCTATGGCAAGACGATGGGATGTAAAGGCTCCTAAAAGCAGAACTAATATTAGACTGAGTAGAAGTACCGATCCACTTTATAGATATAAAACAGGTAAAGGCTAATGGCAACACGAGGGCAATTACTGAGAAGTTATATCTCTCAGTTTGGTGAAATTCTGGTAACAAACCGCAAGCTTCAGGTTGAAGCAGGAATCAACCGGGTTCAGGAACAGGTTGCCAAAGGATTGGTTACGCCCCCAACAGACGAGCCGCTTAGAGACAATCGGTTGTATAAAAGCGCATGGCGTGATGCACGGGCCGAGAACATGGGCCGGGAAGCGGGTCGGCTACTGATGGATGATGTACCGGCGATGATTGCCGAAACCATGCAGGGCTACCGATACGACCAAGAAGGCGAGACTCCTTCTGAACGAATGACTTATCTAGTAGATGAGTGGTGGTCGAAGCATAAGCGCAATGTCGGTTTTGAAGACCTCTCGGTTAACCCGAATTACACAAAACAGTGGGAATCCTCAAAGACACGGGCTTATGGAGCATTGCGGGATGTGGTTCAAACGGAAACCACGAAACAGGCGTTAAACGAAGCAAGAGGTGTGATTCAAACAAGGCTTGGACAGATTGGAGTAGATGCCCCAATGGAAGTAAGCCAATCAGTTTATTACAAAGATATTAGAGATGAACTGGTCGGGATGAACTACCCCTTGATTCGATCCCAGATTGAGGGACTGCTTCATGATGAGGTGGTGTCTAATAATATGGACACTCTTAATGACCCCGGAAGCACCCAAGACCAATGGCTTGAATCACTTACCAGAATACAGTCACTGGATGAGAAGGGCTTTGCTGACAACGGGATGTCACTAAGCGAGATTATCACAGGTTCAAAAAGCCCCGAAAGTGAAGCATCGACTAGGGCATTGAAGGCGTTTAATGCTCGGATGGAAGGACAAAAAAATTCCCTCAACTCTCAAAACAAGACATCCCAAGATCAAGTATATAGGGAGTTAATGGCTTTAAGTGATGAGCAGTTCGCCCAAGTATCTAGGGGTTTTATCGCCCGAAATGCACCAGCAGGAAACATTAAAACTCTTTTAGATCGTTGGGATAAGGTTAGAAAGAAAGACCCGATCAAGTTGAATCCGGGGATGAATGCAGAGAAGGAATGGATTTATAACAAGATTGGTGGGTATTTGTCTGAAATGGATCTTTGGAGTGACCTGAAACGTGACTCGGTGCTTGGTCTTGAGGAGAACGAGGATCATGCAAAGGCAGTAGTTCAAGCATTTCAAACCCTAAAGAAAGACCGGGAAGAAA